TGTTCAGGTTCGCCATAAAACAGAATACGGCATGAGTGAGTGGAGTGTGCCGCTTGACCCTAAAGAGCAGCATTCCACATGGGCTGATGGCGTTGAAATGCGCTTGCTCTACACCACACCACCATCCACCAGCATTGGCGGGGCGGTGACGGATGATGTTAAGTATGAATGTGTCAATGCAGCATGGGGCAGCAAGAAATGGTATTCATCAGCCACTAACACAAAGCCTGTAGCCCAAGCAGAGCCATCAGCTAAATCTGATTTTCGACAGCCATTACTTGATTGGAATTTGGTAAATGCGTTTGTTCACCAAAAAGTAGCGCGGCTGGAAAAATCTCTCGAACTGGCAAGGCGGCTTTTGACTGTTGCTACATGGGCGGCTGGAAAAATCATTATCGAAAGAAAACGCGGCGCGTCGACTGCCCCGCACGCCGAAGTCGATGCACTGGTTTGCGCCAACGAAAGCATCCGGTCATGGCTAATAACAACGGGCTGGAGCGGCTGCATTGAGAGCGCACCAACACTTGAGGAAATTGCTGCCATAGCCAGCACCAAGCCAGGGGCCACCCCATGATCGACAAAAGTGATGCCGAAAGGCTGGCGATGGCTAAAGCCTTTGACATCGTGATCGCGTGGCTACAGCACAAAGGTACGGCGGCCAATGTCTCGGAGCTTGCCAGCATGTGTGAGTTTGTGGTTTTCGTCCAGGCACGCAATCCAGATGCCCCGCAACCAGCAGAGCGCAATGATGGCGGCTAAAAAAGAATACTGGGTGCTGACTGAAACGCTCCCTGATAAATTGACAAAAGGCAAGTGGACGCATATCACCAGCACCCGGGTGGTTCGTCTGATGGCGCAGGCCGAAGGGTATGCAATGGTGCGTAATCAGGGGTGTATGCCGTTTTGCGTCAGTGTTAAAAAACTGACTAAATATGTGCCACCTCAAAGTAAAAGAACAGAAGGATTGACATGACAAACACCGACAAGATGCGCGAGGATTTCGCCAATCACATCAATGACTGCATCGAAAGCGAAGGCGGCTTAATGCAGGCCTTGCAGCGCAATGAAGCTGGCGATTATGTAACGCACTGGGTTGCTCAAAAGTGGGTAACTTGGCAAGCAGCCACACTCAAAGCAGCGCCGGGGTGGCGGGATATTGCGGATGCGCCAAAAGGCGGAACTGAGTATTGGGCTACTGACGGAAAGCATTACTTCACAGAAAGCCAGCCGCCAGACTGCTATCCGGGGCAGTGGGTCTGGTTTAAAAAAGAACAATACTGGGGCGGCTCAATATCAACTTACAAAGCCACTCATTTCATGCCACTTCCTGCACCACCAGCACCAGGGGGTGACAAATGAGCGTATTCATAACTCTTGGCGATATTATTTCTTTTGCCTTGGCTGCAATTTTTGGCCTAATTTTGCTGGTGATTTATTTTCTCATTTGGTGGGCACAATGGCGCTGCAAACATGATGGCGATTTTGGCGAGACTCAAGCCTGTGATGCTATTTGTCATCAGTGCGGCAAAAATCTCGGCTTTATTGGAACAGTCCGAGCAAAACGCGCTGCCGCAGCCATTGGTAAATCTGAGAGGGGGGAGTGATGGCTGAATATCGCACAGGACTTGCGCCGACCACATACAACCCACGCACGGACACCTATGACACGTCAGATGGCACGGCAGTAGGCGCAGAACTGATTCATGGCGCAAAGAACATAGAAGATGTATTTTGGATTGCAACCATCAGAGAACAGCAACGCAAAGCCATCAGAGAACAGCAACGCAAACCAGCCAATCAAGGAGCCGACAAATGACAGACAAACAATTATTGATTGATGCGGCTAAGGCTGCGGGGATTAATCTTGAGTGGGACGGCCACCCTGACAAATGGCAACCCATGTTTTACCAGGGTAAGACATATCACGCATGGAATCCACTTGAGGACGATGGCGATCTATTCAGGCTTGCGCAAAAGCTCAATATCGTCATCGATTTCAATGAGGGTTTTGCAGAGCACTGGAGCACGCTGCGCCATCATTTTGGTGACAACGGCAGAACCGTCCACCATGCAGTGCTGCAAGTTGCCGCTGAAATTGGATTTACTGCTTAGGCCAAGCGGTTATTTGACAGACGGCGCGGCGGCCAGCATCGTGGTTTTGTTCTCGCTTTGGCGTGTCGTGCCAAACCAGAAAGCCATCACGCTTGTCCAGGCTGTACCCAAACTGCCCAGCATCAGCAGCAGCGCGTCAGATGAATCCGTGGTTAGCCAGCCTTTCATCATGCAGATAAGCACGCCCAAAAAGCCAACAGTCACGATAATAGACAAAGCCGCAGGAACTATGCTTGGGTTTGCCATTTGCAGCTTACGGGCGCTGTCACGGTCAGCCGCGGCGATTGCCTCCAAGTCCTTGATGTTGGCAAAACCGAGCGCCTTCATTTGCAGTTCAAAATTCTGGTCGGCTTCTTTTAGGGCCAAAAGTTGTTCAGGCGTTGCATTGGCCACGGCATTGCCAATCGCTTCGGGTGTAGCGCCAACTGTTACGCCCAGCGCCTGGCCAACCTCCTTAGCGGCCATCGCAATTAAGGCCGGGACGTTGCCAGTAGCAGCCGCGCCTATCCAAGGCAGAGCGGTCGTTAGAATTTTCGTAAAGTCCATTTTTTTCCTTTAATTTAAACTCATTTAATAGCCGCGCCTACTGCGATAGCTTGGTCGCCAGACAAGCCACGGAATAACGCCTGTTCAGCAGCGCGACGGCGGGTCAGGCCGAGCATCACTTTGCCGTCGTTTTTGTTCCATCGCGGAAACTGTGCATCCGCGCCGGGTATGTCGCCAGCGTTGAATTTCTGTAGCAGCGTCGAAGATTTGAGGTTGCCCAAACCGAGGTTATAAGCAAAGCACACCAGAGCGTCGAATTGGCCCTGTGTTGCGGTTTTAATCAAAGCTGATACACCGGGCTCAAACTCACGGGCAAGCCGCTTGGCAAAGCGCATATTGGCCTCAATTTGCGTGATGGTGCACCCGGGTGTGACGTGCGGCCCGGTATCACCCCAGCCGATAGTTAGGGGTAGACCATTTTTACTGCCAGGGTCTGGGTAGGCGGTTAGCTTGCAGCCCTCAAAATTGTGCAGTACTTGAATGCCGCTGCTTGAGGTTTTCATGATTAACCTTTCACGCCACGTTTTTCAGCCTTCAACAAAGCAATCTCGAGTTGTTGTTCAACACGTTTAAGCAGCTCCAGCAGCTCGATGCGTTTGACGTAGGCCTCGCGCATGGCGGCGACTTCGGCTTTGACCTCATGCAGTTGCGAGCGTGTAGTTTCATGCGCATCAACCAAACGCACGATCTGTGTGTATATACCAAACACGCCAAGGCAAAGTGCTATCAATAGCCCTGGGACAATCTTGTCCCTGAGCCAATACCAAAAATAAAACTCGTCGTCCGGTCTTGTCATGCCCGCCCCCTGAAAAAGTCTTCTGTCACATCCCGCCCCAAGCTCATAGCAATGGCCGCATACTGCGCCGGGCCAAATAGCTGCGGTTCGACAATGCCGACACTTGCGCCGCAGGCCTCATTGCAATACCAGCGGTCGATGTATTGACTGCCGGGTAGTACCGTGGCCAGTGCCCCGCGCATGTCGTACTTTTCGCCATTGTGGATAGCAAACCATTCTTTTGACTGGTTCAAGCTCCAGATTGGTACGTCAACAATCATCCAATGCCCAGCCGTCAGCCGGGCGGTTTTTGTGCGCACGCCTCCGTCGCGCAGGCTGGCGCTGGCAATGACAACCGAGCCGTCTGTCAGCTCGTCGTGAATCATCTCCGTGTGGGTAACGCGCTGATAAATGCCGCGCTGGACTAGCCGGGTAAGCGCCCAGCCAGCGCGCACCTTCAAGGTGTCGCCGCTGTGGTTGCCGATGTAGAGCGCGGTTTTCATGGCAGTGCGTCCTTAGCCGCCCATGATTCGGCAAATACGCCTTGAACGTAGACCAGTAGCGCCCCGGCCAAGCCCTTGACTTGGTTGGTCGTTAGCGTTTGAATAGTGCCGGTTTTTGAGCGTACTGCAATGGTTGCGTCTTCTTTAAGCATTTTCGCCCTTTTGTTTTCTGATGTGCCAGCCTTTAAAGTCTTTGCGGCTTGTCATGTCGGGTACATTGCCTGCATTTGACTGACTGCAACATCCCATTGAGTAATATGCCCACCGGGGAAGCTGCGAAAAGTCAGTGTGTTGCCTTGTGCAAACCTGTCACGCGCCTGCTCTTGCTGATAGAAGGGCACTTGCACATCTTCAGGGCTCCCGTTCAAATAAATAACCGCCCCCGAGATTGATTTACTTAAAGGTGAGCGGCTGAAATATTCGTTAGGCACTTGTGACGGAGTGCCTCCCATGCACGCCTCAAGACTTTCGCGGAACTGAGGTTTTTGCAGCCACCAGTCGGCAAGGTCAAATGGAAACACCCAAAACAAACCACCGTACAAAACGCCCGGATATGCCGCCATGTACATCAAACCGAGATAGCCGCCGCCTGATGTGCCTATGCCAATGACACGTTCAATCATGGGAAATTCAGCCTTGATGCTTTCAATCACACGGTTGATGCGCTCCAGTTGCGACGGGTGGCCTGCGCCTTGCGGGTGAAAATTAATCCCACCAGCGTTTGGGCAGACCATCACATAGTTGTTCAAACTCGCCAGCAGCGGGTAGTTGTCCAGCTCGTTCATGTTGCTGCTCCACGCATGGAAAACCACAATCAATGTGCGAGGCCAGCCCTTCACGGCGCGTTTATATGGCTCGTCACCCACATAACGGACACTCACGCTTTCTTCTGCGCTTGTCGCAGTCAATGTGCCTTCAAGGTCGTTGACGTTCATATTAGGAAAAAACTCTTGCTTCTGCAATCTGGCACAACGCGCCGCCAGCAGTAACGCACCAGCGATACTTACTGTAAACACCAGGCGACGTGACATTGAATGCTTTGGTTTCTCCATCTGCAAATGATATGCTGTTTGCGCTGTGAAGTACCGACCATGCCGAACCATTCCAACCCTCAAACGTCCATGTGTTGGGGCATAGCGTGTTGGCATCGCTGCGATTGGTCAGGTTGTAGCTGTAGCAAGGCGCAGCCGCTGGCATGTCAATTTGCAGAATTTGCGGTGCGCTTGCCGATGGTTGTGATGTTGATGACCAACCCACTGCCCACCCGTTGCCTGTTTGTTTGTTAAACGCACGCCAAGCCGCAGCGGTTATGCCAGCTTCGCTATATTCGGACGTTGCAAAAGCCGTGTGACCGCCGCCAGTCGGTGCGCTCAGTGTGGGCGTTATCTCGGCGTTGTTGCGCGGGGGCAGGCTCGGTGCTGGTTTTGGTACGCTGGCAAGCGTCAGACTGCCGGATGCGGTGTGGATTACACCGTTGACGTTTACGTAAACTGTCATGCTTATCTCCAAGCTCTTAAAATTAAATTCCAGTTTCCGGCTGTGATGCTCAGCAACGCGCCATTGTCTTTTCGAACTATTTGAAACCCGTTTGAGCTGTATCTCACGTCAAGCGTTGTTGCAGTGGGTACAACCGAGACGCCACGCGCCGCTGCGCCGTCAAAATCCCCTTGAAGGTTAAACATCACTTCATCATTGATGGAGTAGCCGCCTTCTGCGGTAACGCATCTAAGACGAGCCTGAAGCAGCGAAGGCATACCGCCAAGACTATGTGTTAAAGACAAAGCGCCAGCAAGTGTGATTGTTTGGGCTGGAGATGTGTAGGAGCCGCTGAAAGGTGCAATAAACCTTTCAACCAGAGCTTGTGTCGCACTTATAAGTGTGACGCGACTACGGTGATTGATAGGAATGTCGCCAGCCGCCAAGTTTGAGTACGTGCCGTCTAAATTTTCTTTAACCAGATTCGGCGGGGTTGCAATGCCGTTTATCGCTAAGGTCGGTGATACCCCGCAAGCGGCATTAAAGTTCACAACAAAAGACATGCCCGCTGCATATGCCGTGTAAACAGGATTCGGCGTGATCGTGTAGGCGGTGCTTGTGCCGCCCGTGGTGTAGATCGTGCTGGTGTTGTTGCCTAGCGATGTAATGTCGCTGTTTGCGCCTGCTGCAGCATGCAAGTTGGCGGCACGCTGATACTGCACAACATTCCAGCCGTTACCCGCTAAATTCGGATATGCGATACATGTATCGCCTGCCGCTGTTGTGATGTTGGCCGCGCCGGGTAATGCGAGAGTTGCGCTGTTTGTCAGGATAAGCACACCAGAAAACCTGATGTATCGTGGCCCGTTGTAGTTTGTGCCAAACGATGTAATGCCAGTCGTTCCAGATATTTCAACCGCTACGCTGTTTTGACCACCAATATCAACCGTGGCGGCTGACGGCAGTGACGCTGGCGCGCCTTGGCTAAATAGCTGCTGAAACCGCAAAGAATCACCCGAAACAGTACCCGCGCCAAGCCCGGTTAGTTTGTTGCTAGCCATTGGCAGATTGGCGCTTGGGGGCGATTGGCCGTCCCGGGTGATCGCGTTTGTCAGGCCAGCCGCAATGTCTGTCATTGTGGCGTTAAACGCGGTGGAACTAATGACAGTCCCGGTGATAACCGGATTCCCCGGCGTGTAGGGTGAAAACGACCCTGATCCGTTAAATGGCATGTTTGTATCCTTGTGACTACTGGTTACTGGGCTTAGAATGCGAGAATGGATACTCTTTATTCTGCTATCGGCTTTGCGATTGCATTTGCAGCGCGCAACTGGGTTTGGTGGTTGCTTTTGTCAACCAGTTTATGGCTTGGTCGAAAATTTTTACCCCAAAAACTTGGGTCATTGATTTTCGGCCATTACTGGGTTAAGAAGCATTCTTTGCGCAAGCGCGGCGGCTAATGCTTTTGCGGCTGGTGTAGCTGCTTTACTTGTTTGATCTGCTAACAATGCAGCCGTTGGATTGTTTGCAATAAATCGCGGATAAGCCGTCATCATTGGTGATGTTGTTGCTTTTGCCGCCGTGTAAGCCAATGGAGCACGAATCAACGAAGACAAAATATCTGCTGTTGCCTCACGCTCGTAAGTGGGTGAACCTGCTTTAAGCGGCTTCATGTTTTCGCCTATTTTGGCAATGTCATAAAGCGGATTACCTTCAAGCTTGCCCTGACGGAAAGCGGAGGGATTGTTGTTTCGTAGAGCAGCGGCCAATCGAGCAGGGCTTACATTGCCACCTTCGGCAACCATGCCCTTTTCAAGCGTTTTAAGATTAGCGTATTGCGGACGCACTTCTCGCAGCGCCTTGGCTAATGCCTCGTTACCAGATGCTTTAAGAGATTGTTCTGCTGAATCGTCAAGCGCACCTAATAGCTTGCCGTACAAAGCCTTGTTTGTACCTGTTGCATCAAATGCTTGATCTGATAATCCAGACCGCGTTAACTGATAGGTTTCGCCATCAATCTTGCCGCTATTTTGAGCAAGCATTTTGGCCTGTTTTGCAATTACTGTAAGCGCCGGGTCGCGCTGGGCGGCTATTTGCTTGCTTTGGGTTTTTAACAACTCGTCTGCAATTTCCCCGACTTTTGGCGAAATAGCAATTTGTTTGCCGGGTAGGTCTTTGATTTCTTGAAAAGTTTTCCCCAGGCGAGTTGCAGCGTCAGAAAATACTTGCGGAGTCATTTCGTCCGCAGTTTCGCCAATACTTTGTGCGGCTCTACGGTTTACGGCATTTTGATTGGCTTGTGCAAAATCTTGCATGACGCCAGCGCCGCCAGGAGTGCGTGCTGCAACGTCCTCAATGCGCGCCATTAGCGGGCTACCTGTTACCTCAGAGATTCTCGGTCGATACCCCATTGCAATTGCAGCTTTTAACGCCGCACGCTGTCCGCTTGATAGCATTTTGCTGGCTACAGGGGAAATAAGATTAGCTACTTTTTGACCAACAGCACCACCAATAAGGGTAGAACCAGCGCCAACCACGCCGCGTGATGCGCGTTCTTCTGGAGAACCGTATTTAAGAGCCTCCATACCACCAGTCACCGCTGCTGATGGTAAAAGCCCGGCCAACCCTGTTGCCATAATAGAAGGAATAGCCTCCCCTGCACCAGTAGCTATTGGTCGAGCGGCTTTTAGCCCTGCGTATATTGCATCTTTTTCAGACTCAAGTCGCGCCTGTTTTTCTCGCTCCTGCTTTGCTGCATTTGCAAAACTTTCAGGCGCAAACCTTTCAACGCCCGCAAGAGTCAGGTCTTTTAGACCCATTGCCATTTTGTCAAACCCTTGTCCTGCTGCAACCGCTAACGTATCGCCTAAGCCCAGGCCCTCAGCCGCCGCCTTTGATGCCTCCGCAGAAACATTGTTAGACTGCTTTTTGGGTTGTGCTGGTTTGGTCTGTTCTCGAGCCGCTTTGTACGCTGACGCAACCGTTTCAAACTCAGGAGAACCCTGTTTGTCTTGGTTGTCAACTATCCATTGCGCGTACTTTTCGGCACTCATTTTTTACTCCGGTTCAGGATAGCGTCAGCGTCATTAAAAACGCGATTGCCTTGGGGCATTGGTTTTGCGCTTGCGGGATCGGGTGCGCCAGTCACTGCGGCTGGCTCGTCAAAATTAAACTCCTGACCCACCGTCCCCATTGTCGGATTGTTTTTCAACCTGTCTGCTACTGCCTTGCCTTTGCTGATAGATGCACGGCCAGCGCGTTCGTTCATATCTGCAAGGTCGCGCAATGTACTGGCGTTGACCTCCAAATTACCAGACTTGGCACGCTCCAAGAATGCGCGGTCTTTGTCGGTAAAGCCTTGCCCACCACCCAATCCAGATGTTTTGATAGCGTCCAGCGTAGAACTGGCAAGCAAGCCCGCAAGAGTTTCAGTGTTTTGAACCTGTTTGCCGTCAATAATACCTGCTGTAGTCAGTGCTTTGTTAAGCGCTAACCGAGCCTCTGCGCCCGTGCCCGTGATCGGGTTTTTGTCAAGATAGGATTTGATGCTTTGCGCGTTTCTGATACGGTCGCCAGCGGCACGCGCCGCGTCTATAGTTGCTAAGTCAGATGCTGCTAGTCCTTTGGCAATTTCGCCTGCATAGCCTTTTTCCGTGTTTACGCTAACATTCGATGCGCCAGCTCTTGCGATTCCAGATTTAACGCCCACCAGCGGAGCATTAGGGATAAAGCCGCCTTTGCCATCGCTAACCAAAAGGTCTTTATATGGGTTGCCTGTCATTTCAAGCGGCGCAACACCTGACGGCCTGTCGCCAAACTTTGTAACAGGCACTTTTTGCCCGCCTACGTCTTGGAAAGTCACCTCGTCGCGCCCGTAGTTCCTAGACTCGTAGTATTGTTTGACCATCTCAGGCGGCACACCCGCTGCAATAGCTTGCTGTGGCCCTGGTGCGCTTTGAAGCACGGCCATCATGCGCTGCTGTTGCGCCTGTGCCTGCGCCTGCTTCGCCTGCTCTTGCGCCATCTGCAATTGACCTTGCGTGCCCATTTGTTGTAGTCCGGGCGTTCTAGCACTTGCCGCGTACTGGTAAGCAGCGTTAATGTCGCCAGGAACTGCAGCTTTTTGCGCGACTGGCATGGCGTTGCCTTCATCATCGTTTGGCGTAAGGGGTTGAATATCACGCGCTGGCTCACCGCCTAGCAGTTTGGTGAATTGCCCCATTTCCTCAGACTGACGGCCACGCACAGCCTCTGCAAGTGCTTTCTGGCGTTCATCGGCTTGCCGTACACCTTGCCCACCTTGATAGGCGTTTAGGAGCTGTGCGAGGTTTTGTGTGATGCTAGGGGCTACATAATGGCCGCTTACCATCTGGCTTTGTGGTGCTTGGTCGCCCTTTTGCCGTAAAAGCTGGGCGTACTGGCGTTGGCGTTCAATGTTTTGCGCCTCGATTTGCTCATCAAATCCGGGCTGGAAGAAGTTAGCTTGTGCCATAAGTTACCTTAAAACATCTTGCCAATGCCAGAGCCGAGCATCCCGCCCATTGGCCCACCTAATGCCGAGCCAGCCAAGCCAAACAAGCCGCTTGTAAAGTTGTTATTACTTGCGTTTGCCGCATTGCGTGCGCCTAGCGCGTTGTTGTAGTTGCTATTTGCCGCGCTGAACTGTGAATTTGCAGCGCTGAGCATGTCGGCACCTTGCGCTGTGGCTTGCTGTGCGTAGCTGCCAAACGTGGGGTTAGTCACCTGTGAACCAGTACGCAAGGCGTTCAAGGCGTTCAAGTCGCGGGTGTTGAAATACTGCTGCTCTTGAATACCCTGCTGGCGTGCCTGCTGGCCTGTGCTGATGCCTTGTAAGGCGGCTTGGCTGTACGCATCATTTTCCTGCCTGCCGATGTCGTCCTGTGCGTTTCTGTAGGCTTCCGAGCCTTGCTGAATACCTTGGTTGGCCAGGCGTGTTTCAGCACTTGCGCGGGAGCGGTCAAGCTGTGGCTGCATTCTGCGAAGGATTGCGTCTTGTGCCGTTTCGCCGGGGTTAAATGTGGGTTTAACCAGCTTGTCATCACCCCATCCTGCCGCCTGCTGTGCTGCAACCCGTGCCGTGGCTTGGTCTTGCAGGTTTGCAAGCCCCTGGCTGGTTTTGTTGCTTTGGTCGAGTAGCTTTTGGCCTTCAGCCGTTAAATTAATGCGCTGCGTCCACGGGTCATAGTCTGTTGCGCCGCGCTGCCACTCCAATGAACCGTAAGGCGTGTACTGATTGGCACGATTCGCAACGGTTGCGTACTTTGCGGCCTCAAGATTTCCCGCTGCCGTAGCTGTTGCTGCGCCTGCATAGTCAGGTGCTGGCGGTGGCGGTGGTGGTGGTGGACTGCTGCTTTTACCCATTGTTTACTCCAAAAATCGACACTGATTGCGTGTCATAGTGAGAATGCAAAAATCCCCTTTTGGGCCTGCGTCTTTGATAAGTGATTCGTCTGTGAAGCCGATGTGTCGGGTAAAGCGAAGACAAGCCGAGTTTTCGGAGTCAATCACACCCACTATTTTTTTAACCTTAGCCACGTTGAAGGCATAGCCGAACAAAGCGCGTAGCCAAGCCTTTGACATTCGCTGTCCAGGCTCTAAGCCGACGTGAATCTGTAGCGAATTTCCGGTGTAGTTTTCAAAGAACACACCGCACACAATGCGGCCTTCTTTTTCAATCCCAAACCCGACACCACCGCCAAAATACTCACCGCCGCCCTGCGCTGCTACCCACTCGCAAACGCCTTTGCCCTGGACAATCAAAGTACGCCTGCGCCTTTTTCTGCAACGTAGTCCACCGACTGCCAGCGCAGTTGTGCCGAACTGGTTTGCACTTTGAGATACAAAGCCGCGCAATAACCAACGCCGCCGATGGTGTTCCAGTCTTTGCGAAGTGTTAGCCCACCTGCCCACACCGCGCCGTCCCATGTTGCAGCGTCCCATGTCGCGGCGGTTGACGGGCTGAATGTTGGACTGCCTACGGGTTCCTGAATATCAAAATCTACGTTCAAGCGAAGCAAAACACCGACGCTTGGAGAGTCGGTTGTGATGATCGGGCGTGCCATCGTGTAACGCTTTTGGCTCATGCCGCCGTGATACTGAAAAGACGGCAAAGCATTTCCTGTAATTGCTACGCCAGAATCATTTGCACCTATCCATGCCTTTACAACCTTACCCGCAGTGCCGTAATAAAGGGTTGACTGCGTTTGAACAAAACATGAAGCATTCCAGCCAATAAAGCGACACCACGACCCGCTCAGTGTGTTCATCACATACTGCTGACTACCGCCAAACACCGGGACATTTAAAATCAGCGCGTTCTTTTCAGCAAACCCTTGGAGCTGCCAGCCGTAGGACGATGCATAAGCCCCAGTTGCATCGCTCATTGCTTGCTGTATCTTGTCGGTTATGCTGACTTTCGTTGATACCCGCGAGGACTGCAAAGCCGCTGACAGGGGTTGCACACCATCACGGCAAATCAAAAGCAAATCTGAGCCGTACTTCATAAAGCAATTGCGGGTAACAGGCTCGCCAATGTCATACACACCGACTAAAACGAAGCCAGCCGCTGTAGAAGGGTCAATGCCGCGATACACAGCCACTTGGCCTTCAGACGTAATAAACACCGCATGGTCATCCATTCCAGACCCGCTGTCTATCGTCCAAGTACCCATCGCCATCAAGTAGCCGCCACGATTAAACAATGATGCAAAATCAATTGACTGTGCCGCGCCGCCAATTGAATCAACTGGCAAATACCAGACTTTCATCGTGTCATCTTGAGTAAACCAGATGCGCCGTGCGTACACATTAATGTGTGTCAATGTTGTAGTGGTCACGCCCGTAACCGCTGGAACGCTTGCCCCATCTACAGAAACCCATGTAGCGCCGTTCCACAAACGTGGGCTATCCGCACCATTCACCGCGTAGAGGAACGAACCGCCAGCGGTGGAGAAATTCACATATCGCCATTGCGCGTTAGCTAGGCCAGTCTGCACCGCTGCACCTACGGCACCCGCTGCGGTCACGTTGTAAATGTTCGTGCCAGCAGCAGCAAACATGGTAGTCGCCCCGGCTGGCGTGTTGTAGTCCATCAGCGTTTCCACCGTGCCAGTAATGCCGGTCACATGATCAACGGAGCCGGGGCGCAGTGATACCTCAGTGGTCAGCGGGAAAAAGTTATCCAGAATCACCGCATCACGCGGCCCCATTTGCGCAATTGGGTCTTTTGCGTTCCAGCCACCTACCGGGGCGGGCATAGTAACAACCGAAGCTATGCGTTTTTTCATTTAAATAAAATTTAAAATAAAGGTTTGCCGTTATTACTAAACACTTTAATAAAATCTGCGCCTGAATTCCTAGCTTCTTGATAAGCCTTAAAAACACTTTTTCGAGCGTTCCGCGCGGCAACTTCTAATGGCGAGTTATACAATTCTTGCTCTTTGAGATACTGCGCTACTCTTGTGTCATAAGCCAATTGCTGTTCTGGAGTTACTTTTGCAAGCGAATTTAAATAATCGTCGTATTCGCCAATATTTAATCCAGAATCGTGGCTTCCCCGTATTTCTCGAACATATTGCGACTGCACAGGCCCTTTTGAGTGGTCAGAGAATCTAAATGGCGTGTTGTCAAAAACTCCCGCCCCTGTTACTGGGTTATGAACCTTCACATAAGAACTAGGCCCAGCGCGGCTCCCTGAATGCTCAACTGAGCCGCGTAAGCCTCGCGCCTTTAATGAATCTACAAAATCTTCTGCATGTTTTTTAACTGCGGCAACCTTCTCTGGCTGTGTAAAATAATCGGGGAAAGCAATCACGCCGGCCTGCTTGTTCATGGTTGCTGGTGCCGAGAGATTATCCATCGCACCCAAAGCACCACGCGCTATTTGCGGGGCAAAGTTAGTCGCCAGCGCAGGGCCAGCCATGCCCAATGTCTCGCCAATGATTCGAGGTGCGCCCATCGGCACATCGCGGGTCAATCCTTTGTCTGCCATCCATTGCGAGCCGCCTACGGGGTTTTGTGGCATGGGTAAGCCTATCCCCTTGAGTCCCATAGAAAGAAGGTCTACGGGGCCGCTGACATTGCTGGCAATGGCGTTAGAGGCGCTTTGTGCGGTGTCGCGCAGCAGGGCGGCGAGTTGTTTAGCTTTATCCATTTAAGCACCCGGCCAATTTCCGTCCGGAATATTTTCCGTGCTCAACAACACCGAGCCGCTACCCTGAGCCAGTGACAACGTAGGCGCTGATTTGTTTTGTGCTTGGCACGTTGCCAGCAGATTTTTATATGCATCGTCGTCGTATGCAAAGCCCTTGGCTTTATTCCAGCGAAGTTTTAAGCCTTCCACCATGAGTGAATCGTCAAACACGGCGCTATCGGTATCGACCGTGAACTTTTCTTTTGTCGTGCCTGCCAGTGCTGTAACCCAGTTCTTGCTGACGTACTCCATCGACAAGAGCGAAGCAGCGGACGGCGGCGGGTTAAGTTGTATCGTGTTGCCTGCAATCCTGAACCGCAAGCGAGGGCCAGCGTACACAATGCCGCTTTTGAAGTTCTGCCACTCTTGCGCCGACTTTGGGCCATTCAAAGGCCAGCGGTTTGTTCTGTCCCATTCGGTTTGTTCAATCTGCCGTAGCCAGTCTGCCGGCAGCGGGTAGTTGACTTGACCGAAGTTGATAGCAATGCCTACGCCTGTAGCCTCTGACGGCTGGTTAAGCGTGACCGTGCCTACACCTACAGAAATGATCTGGGAGAACGGCACAGCGCCTACAAAAGAAGCGCCCCAATTGGTTGTCAATCCCGTGGTGTCGGGGATGCCAGTCACCACCGCACTGCCTTGCGTCACGTTACCCGTGGTCACTAGCGTTGCGGTGGTCAGTAAATATTCTTTATCCAGCTCTTGCCAGACGAATTGGCGCGACAAGTCACGGCCAAAGCGATTCAGGAGGGCGAAAATCTGCTGGATTTGCGGATCAGTCGATGCCGCTACTTGCGTAGGCGCGGCTATGCCGACCTCGTAGCACATCTGTTGCGTCAGTTCCAGCAGATTCATGGTTTATGCCTCTTCGGTTTCTTTTGCAGGCCGACCGCGCTTAGGCTGTGCCATTTGCGCGATCTGCTCTTTAAGGGCTTCAATCTCGCCTTGCAAGCGGTCATTTTCAGCGGCTTGGCGCGTAACCAGTGCAGAGTCTTTCGCGGCTAATAGCCATGCTTTGGCCTTGCTGCGTAGTTCCATGTAACCCATCCCCATGCGCTTGCAGGTTGAATCAGACAATTCAGCCAGTTGCTCGACCGAGCGTATCTCAAAGAATTCGCATTCTTTAACCTGAGACTTGTTCACAACAGGCCACATCGATAGCGGCGTGCCGTCGATTACATCTTTCATGCCTTTTTCAAAGCGTTCAAACTGGCGGCGGTATTCTTGTTTGTGTTGTTCAGTAGCAGGCGTCTCAATGATTGACGTTGCATCACCTGGAACCATGATTCGCACAAAAACGCGCTGCTCATAGACCGGGCGGCCTTCTTGTTCGCTCTTAAAAGGTATTTCTAAAGCGTCTTCATAAAATTCAACAAACAGATTGGCTGGGGAGTTGTCCACAGTAGTTCCTTTTAAAGTTGCCCCGGTTTAGCCCACCGGGGCGAAGGGCTTATGCTGAAAGAAGTGCGAACCAGTTGGCCGAGCCTGTTCCCACGAACATAGCGCGACCACCAGCAGCGACTGAAAAGCCGCCAGTAGTAGCAGTCAAGGCGTTAATGCTTGCGCCGGTACTGGGGTACACCAGCACGGCGTTAGCGCCTGAGTTGATAACAACAACGGCTGAACCAGCCTCGGGGGCCATCAGGCGAACACCTGTTGACGCCGCAGCGGTAGTCACGCGGTTAATCGCGGCTGAGAGTCCTGTTGCGTCAGCATGGGTCGTGCCGGCGGCGGTTATGGTGTCAACCACATCGCCGCAGGCATTAACTGCTTGCTGTGCTGAGAACCCCGAACCCATAAGCCGGGTTGGAATTGCCATGCTTTACTCCTTAAACGCCAGCGCGTGAGAACCAGCCACGGTCACCCGAAGCCATCGCCACAGCAGGCGACAGGTAAGAACCACCGGAAGCAGTAGCCAGAAACGTGGTTGCGTTGACGGTGCAATCTGCATCGCTTGCGGAAATAACGGCGTTAGCTTGTGAATACACGTAAATACGGCCATTGGTGGCAAATACTTGCGTACCCAACTGAGGTGCATCCTCTGCGGTTGTGCCGACATCAGCCGCGTGGGTGATGGTATTGAGGTCAATGCCCAAAACGGGCGTAACTGTAAATGGTGATGCCATTTGAAACTCCTAAAAATGTGAATGAACAACAGGGCCGAAGCCCCATTGATTAGCCAGCGTGAAAAACGCCTTGGAACTGAGCGCCAGAGCAGGTCAAGTTGCCAGCCCAGCCGATCAGCTTGGTTACAGCGTCTTGATTAACAGAGGTGCGGTCACCGCCGATTGGCACAAAGTTGCGGTCTGCGTGCGGACGGAAGTGCAAGAACTTCGTATTCATGAAGTACATGGTGTTGGCACTGATAGAACCACCAATACCACCGTCAAGCACCACATCAGCGGCTTTACCCGTGCCCATGTATTTGAGCGAGGCGAAGCCAGCAGCAGCCATTTCTTCCGACGCTACGCGCTGGATAGCTTGCAGGCTTTCCAGGTACAGACGGTAATAGTTGTTGTCAGCCACGATCAAATCAGCCGAGTCAGTACCGCGAACCAGTTGGAGTGCCAAGCGGTTCATGTAAGACTGGATGTTTGCCGAGGTTGCAGCAGAGCCGCCGTTGGTCACAGCACCAAATGACGCATTGCGCCAGAAAGTCCAAGTGGCGCGGTTGATGTTGCCATAAGTGCCAGAGGTAGGCGCAACAGCGATAGCGGCCTGCAAACCTGTAATGTCCTTGCCACCGTTGCCAGTGCCGTTGGAATACAAACCAGCAGAAATGCGATCCATCAAGTTAGCTTCTGCCACCATGATGCGGCCTTCAACCAAATCAATCACGCGCTCTTTGCCCGCGTTCTGGAGCATTTCCAGACCGGATACCGACACCGCAGCAGCGTACTGCTTGATATCGAACTGAGCAGCCGAGATTGGGCTGTTTGGGGTGATGTCGATCACATCGTAGCCGCTGTACGAGCCAGCGTTACGGGTAGAAGCATCAAGGTATGCCAATTCTTGCAGAATGACGTTACCGCCACTGAAAGTCTTGACGTTGCCGCGCTTTTTAAGGCGAAGCAGCAGAGCGGTGTTCTGGCTGACGTTATCGGCCAGTGAGCCGGTACGGGACTGGATACCCGCAGTGATGATGTCACTGATGTTGGCGAAGGTTGCCATTGTTTAACTCCAAATAAAATTAAGATTCCCAAGCGCTTTCTAGAGCTGCTCGGAGGTTGGTTGGTGCTGCGCCAGAGCCGGATGCAGGGGAGCTGCCACGTACCGACACCGATGCGGCTTTCGCACGGTTGGCAAGGGCTGCTGACTGCGCCTGCTTTAACGCTTCGCTCCTTTGCTGTTCAAGCAAGGTTTGCCGCGTTTGCGGGTTGGCGTACACCGCTTTGTCGTAGGCGTCTTTTAAGTCTGTGGCGCGTCCCGCTTGTAAAAGCGCGGCCATATCCTCTTTGACTGCCTCAAAATGCTCTGCCGTTGCTGCGAACGCTTGCAATTCACTGTTGAGTGATTGGCGCTGCTGCTCTTGCTGAGACTGCTGGAAACTCTCTTGTTGCTGCTGTATTTGTTGCAGCCGCTGCTCAAGTTGAAACGTATAAAGGTCGGGCTGCGGAATCTGCGCGGCTTGTCCCATATCAATGCCGTACTGCTGGGCAAGCGAAGCAAAATACTGCGCACGCTGCGCCGGGTCTGGGTTGCGCAACATTGCATCAGCGCGGAGCAATGCGCCTACCGCTTGGTCTGGTGCAACGCCCAATTGCTGAATGGTCTGCATGTAGGGCTGGATGGCTCGCTCCATGCTTCGGCCTAAGTCTGCGTGTTGCTTGAAGCCTTCAATGCCCTTGTGAAAATCCGTCTCCCGGCGCAACACTTCGTCCTGTACATGCGGAGGAAGTTTGTCGAATTCTGCTGCAGCTTCTTTCTTCCATGAGGAAGGAGGGCGCTTTTCTGGTGCTGGTGCTGGCGTTATTTCAGCGGCTGGATTAGCGGCTTTATCAGCGGCTTGCTGTGCCAGTTCGGCGGCGGTAAAGCGTCCGGCCTCGTCGCGTGTCCGTGCTGGCTTGTCTTCTACCGGCTCGACGGGTTCCGCTGGTTGCGACTGTTTATCAATTGCGGATTCCAGCACCGAGCGCAAGTCTTGCGGTTCATTGCTGGTGTCCAGGGTTGCCTGTTCACCTTGCTCTTCAATCATTTATTGCTCCAAATAGACAAAAAAAAACCACCCGAGGGTGGCTTGCACTGCGACTGATCGACTCAGCCCAAAACCCGCCTTACCGCCTCTTCTGCGGCTCTGCGAATGCCTGCGCGGTCTAATTCACGCGGCTTGTTAACTTGCTTTTCGTTGCCAATTTCAATCAGGCCGTGCCGCTTCAAGTGGTCACGATGCTGTGAACGTGAACTAATCCATTCACCTGTCACCATTGACTGATAGCCATGAATATCTGGCACGATGTACGCACTCTTGTTGATGCTTGGACGGCGATATTCATCTTTGGGTATCAGTTCACCAGTGGTAGGGTCTTGAACCCGGGTTGCCTGTTCACCTTGCTCTTCAATCATTTATTGCTCCAAATAGACAAAAAAAAACCACCCGAGGGTGGCTTGCACTGCGACTGATCGACTCAGCCCAAAACCCGCCTTACCGCCTCTTCTGCGGCTCTGCGAATGCCTCCATGTTTTTCTCATGCCACCGCCTCGTCGGATGCTTGGTCTTGTTGTGCGGTCATCACGGCATTGGCTGATATTTGCGCTACGTCGATCTTTGTTTGTGCATCAAGCACGGCTTTGAACTTGTCAAACATCAAGCCCATCGCCATCTCTTGCTGCTTTGCGGCCGTCTCGCGGTCTTGCTTGGCGGCTTCGCGTTCACCTTCAAGGCGTGCGCGGAACTGCTCTAGCATCATTTCTTGATTCAATTCAGCCTGCATGCGGCGCTCATCGGCTTGCGCTTGCAGGGCTTCGCTTTGCTGTTGTGCCTGTAAACGCATCTGCTCGGTTTGTTGATCGGCTTGCAACTTGGCTTGTGCCGCCTGTTGCTGGGCTTGAATCTTCAACATCTCGGGGTTAGGCTGCTCCGGCTTGGGCTGCTTGGCTTTTTCTGCCTGCTGTGCAATGAACTGTTCCAGGCTGGCCTCCATCGCCTCGCCTGATTTAAACGAGCGAACGCCAAACATAAGCATTTCACCTAAAAGCGGAGCCATTTCAGGCGGTGCTTGGATAGCCTCACGCAAGAACCCGCCCGCTGCTGTCAAGAACTCCATGCGGCTGGCTTTTTCGCCTGCCTCATCCAGTTCCACCATTGAATCAGTGGCCACTTCAATGCGAAAGGCGCGAAGTACATCGTTTTGCAGCAGTTGGATTGCTTGCTCCACGTACTCAGCGTCCTTCGTGCTTTCGATGCTGGACATTGCCACCAGTACCTCGGGACGGTACAGGCTGCACATAATTTGTGCTTTCATGCGTAGCAAGTCAGATGCAAACCGAGCCACGTCCGACTGCAGCGTTTTTAAGCGTAGGGAAGCAAACTGACTCTTAATCTGTTGCGCCGTAGCAGTTTCAGAGGCTACCGATGCGCCTCGAATGATGTCCGATAGCCCGGTAATCTCATAAATAATTTGTTTGACCTGATCGCGTGCTGTGTACAAACCAGCTAAAGCAGTCAACACCATATCAATCGGCATGAAGTCAACTGCGCCCTTAAGTCCACCTTTTTCGGCAAACATGGCCCATGTGGACACGGGGATAAGCGTGTTATCCACACCCTCATTCAGCATGCGCTGGATACCCGCGTGGCTTGCGTCATATACGCCCACTACCTTAACGGCTTTTACCAGCATCGCAATGCGTGCGGTCAGCTCGTCCATTTCCTTGGCTTGGTCTTGGTACTGTTTGAAGTCAGGCACCGGCACCAGCGTGTCACTGGTCAGCGTCGCATAAATCGGCTTAGGGCATGGGAAAAAGCCTTCCAGCTCAAGCGGGTCATCCCGCACGTCCAGAATCTCCTGGAAGCCTTCAGCGTGCCAGTACACCTTTTTCTCAGACTTGCACCAGATTTCCCAGACCTTCGCCTTCTTCATGCGATCAATCTGGTCAGCGGCCATGCCGTCAGACTTCATTTGATCAATGCCAATAGGCTCGTGAGCTAAGGGCGCGTCTTTGAATATGTCTTTAAAGCGCTTAATACCCTCATCCTTGCCCATATAGACAAGGCGCGCAACCCATGTAACCTCTTCCCAAGTCCGTGCAGGTGAGTGCCGGAAATCTTCCCAATACACATAATCACAAGGGCTGCACTCGTAAGCGCCCATACTTTCAGATGCGCTGTCGTCTGTGATCTGTTCCGGGCTTTGGGCAGCTTCGGGCTGTTCTGGTGTATCGGCAGGCTCAAACCTTACCCAAGTCGTGCCGCGCCCGGGCAACAGGCGGTCAAGCACACAGTTTTTGATTGTGCTGTCATAGTCTGAGTAATGGTCAATCTCAAACTGTAAAGCACGCTCGAGAATCTGCGAAGCACAGCGGCCTACCGGATCAGCATCTTTGAATCTACGCTGCACTTGCGCTTTTGGCTTTTTGGCATAAACGGCAGGCATCAATGTCTGTACGTTAGACCAAAGGATGTTGTATTTACGCGAGTTGTCACTAACCCCGCGCTTATCCCGATAACGCTCAACGATCTTGCGGCCAGCCTTAATAAAGTCCTTATCGGCGTTTTTGGCTTGGTCTAAATCAGCGGCCCACCGACGCGCCAAGCCAGCGCGGTCTTTTTCGTCTACGCCGCTATCGTCCAACTCAGTCATGGCGCTACGACCTCTAAACCGTGCCGACGCTCAACATCGAGGCATTGCGCGTGTGCAGCATCAAAATCGCCGTTCACCACTACAGCCACCGCCTGCTGGTTATTACCATAATTGGGCAGCGTCAGTTTTATAGATAGAGGCTGGTCAATATCAAACGGCCGCTGCCCAAACATGATAGACACGCCGTTGCGGGTAACAATGCGGCGCATAGCCTTGATCTGTGGTTCAGTCATCAAGCAACGAACCTTTGGCTTAGCAATTGAGGCTCTGGCAAATACCCGGCCGCTACCGGGTCAGCCACATCGACAAGTTGCAGCTTCATGTTTGGCATTGCCAACACCAGCGGCGCGTGTAGCAGAATTCCTGTCAGCGGTCCCGGCTCAAACATTTGATCCGCGATTTTGCGGCCATCGTCGCCGATGTTGGCGTATACGGAGTCGTAGTCCATCCACCACAATCCTGCCGTGGCGGTGTGTTCGTGCCAAATGCTCATGTCAAATGGCTGTGTGGTGTATTCAGGATCACTGGCAAGCCGTTGCAGGCGTGACCATGTGTTGACTTGATCAAGCATGATTGCCTTGAGCTGTTCGGCTGGTGGGTTCAGCGGGCAAAGAAACTGTAGGATTTTCATGATTTTCCTTATGCTACGGTGATGCCGTAGTAAGCGCCCTCATTGCGCTCAAGGGTTTGGCGGTCGGTGGTGGAGAGGACGGAGGGGAACGAAATCAATCCTGATACAGTGCCGTCGAATGGGAGCGATGATCCAGCTCCATTCAACGAACCTATCGCGCTATTGACCCCCGTATAGACGCTCGGAATTGTTGCGCTATCCCATTCCGTGCCGTTCTTAAACAGTTTCCACTGCTCGCTTCCGGTGGTTGATATAGATGTGATTAAAGTGGGTGTATTTGAAATAGCAACCTCTGCGGCGAGACCACCGCTTCCTCCGCCTCCCGTCGCTGAACCGTTGAATACGTTTAAAAACCCAGCCGACGCACCTCCACTTGAAATTTGGTTTGCAAGAATTGTAAAACGGCCAGTTTGGCCAGCGGACCACTGCCCAAACAAAGACCCGGTTACATTTTCAATCGTCGGTGTGAATAGAACAAACAAACTGTGCGTCGTGTCAATAAGCGGAGAAGCGGCAGCTAAATAATCATCCACGCCATCAAACCTGATTTCCGGCTTTCCGTTAAGAGCCTCCAACACGCCACTATTTACAATGCGCGGCTGCTGTCCTGCCGTTGTCTGCGTGGCATTGCGAGCATTGCCTGATTGGTCATACCAAGTGGCAACAAAGCCGTCGCCTGTTGTGCGGACTACGTTCGTTGTT